TGATTTAGGGTGGTGTCTTTGTGGCAGGGTTGTGTCATTGTGGAATGGCGGTGTTTGTGGTGTGTGTTCGCCTCAATTCTCTTTCTTTCTTTCTCTTTGTTGTGGTGTTCGGGGTAGTGCGCGCGCAGCTCTGCGAGCACGCACGTTGTCCCCGAACACCATTGTGTTCCCCTTGTGTGTCTTGTCTTGTTCTTTGTTCTCTTCTTCTCTTCTTTTTCACCATCCGCTTTTCTTTTGTTGTGGAATGGCGGTGTGTGTTTTACCATGTGTTGGTGTGTTGTGTTGGCATGACGGCGATGGGTAGTCTGTCTCTTTCGTCCTCGTTTTTTTGGTAGTGGCGTGTCCTGCCTTTGCCGTGTCTGCCGTTGCCTCGTCTGCTGTTGCATTTGGCGCAGAGGACTCGTCCGTTGTCCGGGTGATTGGATCCGCCTAGTGATGCTGGGATTATGTGGTCTGCTTCAGCGGAGTTGGGTTTGCGTTGTCCGTTGTTATTGTATTGGAGTTTTACTCCGCATGCTGGGCAGTGTGTGATGCCCATTTGTTGTGCTCTGGCTAGTACTTGTTTTCTGAATTGTCTGTGTTCGCGCGTGCTTGTTCTGCTCACTGCTGTCCTCCTGTTGTTCTCTTCTCTTTCTTGTTGGTGTTAGGTGGTGGCGCGTCGCAGCGTCAGCGAGACGAGCGCCTCCACCGTCTAACATTACTCTCTGCTTCTTTTCTTCTTTTCGCGTCTTTCCTTTTCTTTTCGTTTCTTTTGTTTTGGAATGGCGGTGGCGTGTAGTGCGCGCGCAGCTCTGCGAGCACGCACGTAACACGCCGCCGCCTTGTGTTCTGGGTTTGTTTTCGTTTTGTTATTGGTTGTGCATGTTGCGTGTATGCCGTCACATGTAATGCTTGTTGCATACCACCACGACGGTATTGTTGCACCCACCACACACCGTTCGTCATTAACGGTCACCATGTTCACCATTGAACACTAATTACGTTATAACACATGTTCCCTAATTAGACACCGTCTAGCTGTGTTAGACAGTGTCTAATTCTAGTACTCTTTTAAGAGTATAGGTTGGGCCCAACACAGTGGCGAGCTCTTCGAAAACACCCGCGGCGTAACGCTCGCCTGCGTCGCTAGGGCTCCTCGGCGGCTACGCCGCGATCGTCTTCGACGATTCGTCTACTCGAGTGTAGCATACGAGGTCAAACGCGGCAACCGAACCCATGCCGGCACACAAACTGCGACACAGACTATTCGTTGCAATACCAACAAAAACACTCTGGCACAGACTCTTGTTGTAAGGCGAAAAGTGTGACGACACGCACCAACATTGTAGTAACACAAAGGGGTGTTTTATCCCTAGAACGCTAGTTGCTAGCAAACAACCCACATGCGTAAAAAAAGTAAACGGGGAGTGAACAAGGTGAACGAAAGGTTAACGGAAACTGTGAGAGGCCGTGCTGCGATGACGACACCGCACCCCCATCGCGCACCGCCTTTCCACAGTAGACACACCACGACGGCGAGGCCCTACCTTCGACAAGGAGGGGGGCCTCGCCGTCGTCAGACCAGTCGGGTCAGTGGGGCCGGGTGAAGCGGTGCAGCAGAGCGCGCGAGGCGACGTCCGCCCCCCTCATCGTCGACGGGGACGACGGCGACCTCGAGGATGGCGTTGGCAAGGTAGGCGCCCATAGCAAGGCGGGTGAGACGAGGCCAAATGCGCGTGTCATCCATCGCGTACTCGTAGGAGTCGTCCCATCCGTCGGGGACGTCCGGCGGCTCGATGGAGCTGACGCCGCAGTCGTCGGCCACCTTGTGGAGGCTCCAGGGGTTGCCAGTGCGAGGCGCGCGGATACGGTAGACGGCGCCGAACTCGGCATTCTCGAGGGCGGCGTCCTCAGTGCGGCAGATGGCGGTGCTCATTTTCTCCTTCCTTCCCGGTCGGTTGGTCTGTCGCATTGTGAGGGTGGGGCGGATGGTTCAGTCGGCCAGCTCGGCCTTGACACGGTCGATCGGCCGCCGCAGTGCGACGTCGATCCGGCTCGCCGCCCCCCTCCCCCTCGAAGTTCCTGATGTCGTTCGTGGACTCGGTGACGATGTCGCGTGCCAATTGGAGAACCTCTGGAATATCCAGATCAATGGTGAAGAAGTTCACTAGCGCGTGCGCGTACTGGTGTGCGACCTCCTCGTTGTCTTCGACATAGCGGAGCATGAGGGCTGCCCTGGTTTCGACTTCGAGGTCGGGTGAGATGTGCGGAGTAGATGAGGTATCCATGCCCGCAGGATGACGCGGATGGGGCGGCAGTGCGAGCCCACAGAGCTCCCAGAGTCACTGAGACGCGGCTCACACGCGTTGGGGGTTGACAGCACCTCTCACCGCCCTTCTACAGTAGACACGCCACGCCGACTAAGGCGGCGTGCATGAAGAAAGAGAGGATGGGATACGAATGGGCAACACGCTGGATGAAGGAATGCTCGTCCGACGCATGGACGTGCACAGGACTAACGAACTGCTGAACGGTCAAGGCTCGCACATTGCAATTCTGATCGAACACATGGACGGCACGGACTATGAGGTGAGCGTCAACGACAGAAGAAAGACGCCCGAACATTTGACGACACTACTCTCCACTGTCACGCGTGGCGCTGACATGATGATCCGCGCCCTCGACATTCTCCGTGCTATCGGATACGTGGACGTGCGCCCCGTCGCGCTATTGGGCAGGGAAATCGTTTTTGGCCTGGAGCGCGTCACGCTTGAGGTCGAAATTATTGAGCACAGTGATGGCAAGGTCGACTGTGGTATCAGTGTTGCCGGCGTGGACCAGGGGAATGTTGAGGAGATTGGGGGTGTGTTAGAAGAGAAAGGCATTGACGTCATATGAGATGGTGTGATGGGGTCTGGCAATCCACCTAACGTGAAGAGTCGGGCGGCCGCACGTGGCCCATCACTCATCTGCTTTTCGTAGTGTTATGAGTGATGGGCTGATGTGTCGGGAACCAACGCCACCGATTGTGGTGGATGTCTCACCCCGGGGGTGTGGACAGGTGAGCGTCGGTGGCCCTAGAGTTAAGGCCATCGGGAGCAAGACAGCGGCCCGACGGGGCAGACGCCCCCGCAACACGACCAAGACCATCACAGAGAAAGAGAGAACACCATGACCATGAGGCACGCGGCACCGAGACGCACTAATGTTGCGACCCGCCGCCCTTCGAAGCGGAGCGGCGAAATCATTCTCGCCGCCATCATCTACCTGACAGTGTCATGTTTCGCTGTGATCGGGACGCTTGGTGTCGTAGCGGCTATTTGGGTCCTGTGGGGGGCGCTCGGGGTACGGTAACCCGTAATTCTGATAGCACAAACACGAAGGAAGAGAAGAGGACGCACCGTGTTTTATGGCGCGCATTTCACCATTGACGTCACGAATTGGTCTCGGGGTATTTGGTTGGACGGCACCGTCCAGGTAATGGATGGGGAGGATATTCTTCTGTCCGATCGTCTCGTACCCGCCTATCTTCAGGAATTCCCGGACAACCGTCATTCCGTCAGTGAGGGATTGGCTTCCATGGTGGGCGTAGCGAAGATTTACGATCGCATTCTTACTCTGGCTGATGAGCATGGTCTCCATATTGACGAGGATGACCATTCGACTCTGATGGTGTCGTCTGGCGGGGCGAAGATTGGCAGCATGATGGTAGCTATGAGGTGAAGCGGTGCCGAGCTGGACGTTGACCCGTTCTCGGGGGAGGATGTTTCGAGGGAGCCCATTTGGGACCACTTTGTGGGTGACGTCACCCATGATCCCGTTGTTTTGCATTCCCGCACTCCCGTTGAGGGTGTCGGCCTTCACGAGCCGGCGAGGCCGTTTACGCATTCCTTGCGGTTCCACGTTCACACGGAACCATTGGGTGAAATGGTGTTCGTTTCCGGTGAGGTCGCGTTGACCGAGGACAGTATTGAGACTCTCCAGTGGGGAACCAATATTGGTGTGATCCATGGTGGGAACCTTGCGGGTAGGGTGCAGGAAATGTTCGATCGTCTTGTTGTGGGCGCTTCGGTCATGGATGGTCTCGCTTCGGTGGCGGCCGCTTGTGGTATTACTCTTGCAATGGTGGAGGATTCTTTGATAGTCGCCTATTTCAATGGTGAGATTGTTGGGCAGATTGTTGGGGGCGCGAGCAGGAATGGTGTCGAGCTTGTCCCTAGTAGGCTGGGGTCTTCTGGCGAGTCGGACGCTGCGGATAGAGTGTGGGATGAGTTCTGTGCTCGAATCCGGGAGATTCCTGACAGTAAGATCGCCTGATCTCACCGCAATTCTGAGAAAGAGAGAAGGAGGAGAGGAAATTATGTTGTGGTTTGAATATGATGGCCCCAACGATGAAGGGGTGACTGAGCGTGATACTGAGGTGGGGTTTATTCGGGAGAGTATGCCGTCTGCCACTTCCTATTATTACGATGATGCCGGTTTTACTGTCATTATCTGGGATACTAAGGCTGGCGTTATTGAAACGTACGTGTTTGATAATGGGAGGCCGACTGTGTGGTATTTCAGTCCGAAGAAAACAACGGCGGATGCATGGTGGAGGAGGATTTTCACCAAGGGTGAGAATACGGGCGTTGCGGCCAGGTGGGTTCGCAAGCATTTCAAGCGGCTTGAGATGAAAGAAGAGAATGCTCGTTGGGTGAATGATTTCATTCTTTGTCTGGAAGAAATGCGGGACAGCGGGAAAGGTTCGCCGACGTGGGAGTGTGCCCGGTCTGATGCCAGGGATAGGTTGGTTGATCTGTGTGATCTAGCTGGCGTGCCCGTGGAGGAGGTGATCGGCTCCGACATTTAACCCCACGCCATTCAACACTAAACGGTCGCGTTCATCGCAATATTCAGGAAGAGAGAAACATTATTATGGGTACAGTTTTCGGAGCGGTTGTCACTCAGGCGGTTCGTGAGTGGAATAACGACGGGCGCCGCCACGAGTTCAATGTGCATGCGCCCGCTCGCAAGATTTACGATGGCGGCATCATCACTATCGGCAGCACCTGCCGTATCGTGGTCGCTGGCAACACGGTGAGGGCCAGGTCCATTAAGCGAAAGGGCGCCGCTATTCCTGTTGAGAGTGTTGGTGAGTTTGTTCGTCGCGCTTTGATTGTCGCGGCGAACCGCAGTAAGGCGGCTGGCATTGAGTGACGTTACTGTCGATAGGGCGGTGTTCGCTTTCCTTGCTAGTTGTGTTGGCGATTTCGCCAAGTGGCCTCAGTGTTCGATCACCGCTTTGCATGGCAATAATGAGGGTGGCCGTCTTTTTGGAGTTCTTTTCAAGGCGACGGCCAAGAACCCTGACGATAGGACAGTCTTCAGGATTATTATCACGAAAGACGAGAGCTGGCGGGTTCGCGTCGTTCAGCTGTCGAATCATGTCATTTTGGATGAGCGTGACGCTGACCGGGGCACTATCGTTAGTGCCGTGAATCGTTTCGCGGAGCTGGCTGACATGAGGGAAGGCGAGGAGTCGTGATTGACGACGAGCTGCGCCCCATCGTGACCGAATTCGTGGCGGAGATGCTCAATGATCCGTGCTGCGAATCCATTTTGTTGGACGTTAGAGAGGATGCCAGGGTAGACAGTGATCTGCCCGCCCTCTACTTGGACGTAGCCGGGAAACGGTACGGGTACGCTCTCAACATTGTGGGAGGCGAGTATTCGGCGAGCATTCGAGATCGCGACACGAATAAAACAATAACAACGGTAGAGAGAGGAAAAGGGGCATGGGAGCTTCAAGAGCTGCTCAACGAAATCAAGACAAAACTGTGGGAGGACAAATGATCAAGCTATTCGATTGGGAATTTCTGAAGCGTGTCACTGAGGCGTGCAAGAATTACGCCAGCAAGGGCGGGAATGATTCGCTCGGCCTGGAAGTAAGCGCCTGGAACAACAGCATTCACATTGTCGTCGCATCGGTTGGGCACCGGTTTATTTTCGAGGCGGATACTGTGCGCGGCTACAAGGCGGCGATCTTCGAGCAGACGAACCGGTATTGGGGCCCTATGTTCGACGTCGGCTACACTTTCGACGGCGACGCAATTCTTGAAACTTTCAATAGTTTTCTTGCCTATGCGGAGGAGGACAATTGAGTGTCGAGAGGGTTGCGGATTACGAGTTCGCGTCCCTGTCGGGGAAAGTGCACTGTGATTGGTTCGTTGATAGGGTTGTTGACTATTTGCAGTCCAGGTCGCCGGAGACGCCGTCTCGTTTCTTGTGGACGACTTTCTTGACGATGGTGTCTGCCCCGTTGTCTGCGAGGACTCATTTGTCTGCGAGCGCGCAGAGTATGGTGCCGTTGACTTTGTACTCGCACTGCCTGGGTGCGTCTACTTTGTCGAGGAAGACCACGGCGCAGTCTTTGGTGCGTAGTTTTTTCGAGGATTGCGTGGGCGCGTTCAGATGGGATTCGTCTGGGCCTTTGGCGGCCGTGCAGGAGGTGGATTCGGCACTCCGCATGCTGTTCCGTCGTCTGGAGTCCCTGGAAAGGAAGGGCAGGCGTATTGATATTGAGGAGTATCGGACGGAGCGGGACGATATCAATAATCGCATCGCCGAGCTCGAGGCTGATCGTAAGGATTTGCTGAATACTATCGGTAATAGTCCGTGTGAGCGGTCTCTTATGGCGAATGTTTTGTTCGGGTCTAATGTTACGGCTGAAGGCCTGAATTTGCGGATGGCGCAGAGGCCTGGCGGGGCGTCTATTATGTTCGTAGACGAACTGCAGAACATGTATTCCGCGTCACAGGGGGAGGGTTATCGTAGTGGGCTCATCGGATTCCTGACCGACGTCTACTCGGGGAAAACGGTCGAGTCTGTGCGTGTCGGTGACGATGGCGTCAGACGGGCGGACAGCGGGAGAGTTCCTCATTCTCTTGCTTTCTGCGGCACCGGAATCCTCGGCGACGTAGTCGACAATATGCCACAGTCTCTGTTTGAGACAGGGTGGGGGCCGCGCATTCTTTTCGCCTTGGATGAGGAGGACCGTCGGTCTGACCCGTCGTCTTTCGGATGGGTCACCAACAATGACCTGAACATGCATGGTGGTGATGGTTTTGTTGAGCATGTTTCCGAGTATATTTCAACAATGCTGGGTATGATGCAGTATGAATTCCGTGGCACTGTCACTTGCGCCACCGAGTTTTGGCCTGTCAGCACACCAATGGCCATGACTGTGACTGAGTCGGCCCGGAATGTTTGGGTAGAAACAATGCGCGCCTGGTCTAAGGAAGCGGCCCGAGAATCGCCTTTCCAAAGAGCAGTACAAGCGGTCATTGATCGCATGGGGAATCATATTATGCGCGTGGCCGCTATTCTGTCTCTTTTCGAGCAGCAGATGAGCGTGTCCTCGTCCGCGGTTCGGAAAGCTTTCAGTCTGGCCTCCGATTTCTGGCTGCCTGACGCGTTGAAAATGATCGACTATGTTTTCGTTCCAGATTTGACGCGTATGGTGGATGATTTCAGTAGTAATCCGCCGACCGAGACGCGCCTTTATCAAGTGCTGGAAGCGAAGAATTTGTCCCCTCGGAGCGTGGAGGAGTATCGTCAGTATATTCTTCGCCGGGGCGTGAAATTCCGTACGGAAGGGGCGATTGTGGACAGTGATCTCGTGGGGGCGATTCTGCGGGATCAGATAGCAGAACCGTCGTACAGTGAGTGATGTTTTCGGGGCGCGTTTTCCTGTGATGGTAGCGGGCAGTGTTCGCTCCGTCACAGGGTGGCGCGCCACTAGCGTAAACCTCAACGATTTCGCCGCACTGTGCGAGGCGCCCCAGAAATGTGAGAAGTATGATGCTCCAGCTTTTTTCGCTGGCATTCTTTCGGGGGGGAGGCGGCAGAAGAGGAATTTCGTGTCCCGGTCGGCGATTGTTTTGGATGCGGATCATGGGTCGCGGAAAGATTTTGTCGGGGATCGTATGCGGTCGGCGAATCTTGCCGGCATTGTGTGGGAGACGGCTTCGTCGTCTTTCCCGTCCCCAAGGTTTCGTGTCGTTCTGCCGTGTACTCGCAGCATGACGATAAGAGAGTGCGAGGTGATCGGCAGAACGTGCTTCAGTGTATTGAGGCCCGTGGCCCAGTGGGACGGGTCGTGCGCCGAGGCGTCCCGAGCTTTCTTTTTGCCGTCGCATCGTCTTGGGTTGAGGGTGCGTCATTGGCTCATTGATGGTGCCCGTTTGAATGTTGATAAATGGTTGGAGAATATTGGGTATGAGGAGAAGAATGATGATATTTCTTCGGTTTCTGTGCCCGATGGCGGTTATGGTGGTGTGATTGGCGAGTTCAATTCAAAGTATGGGTTTAATGATCTCGTTGGTTTGTTTGGTTGGCCGTATGAGTCGGTGGGTAGGCGGTGGCGGTATGCGCGTGGCGGTGATACGGCGCCAGGTGTGACGATGCTGGACAGTGGTCTGGTCTACTCGCATCATGCGGATGATCCGCTCGCGGACGGGCGGGCGCACACGGCGTTCGATTGTATGCGGTTGCTGGAGTGTGGCGGTGACGTGGGCATGGCTGTGGGGAGGGCGTTGTCTCTCCTCCAACTGGAGATGTGAGCGGTGTCACGCCCCTGTGGGTTGACGAGGGCGTGCACGGCCCGCCTATACTAGAGCCGTCACCGAGAGACGGTGACAGTACGAAGAGAAGAGAAGAGATTATGGACACCATCGCTCGTCGCAGCACCCGGGACGACGTCATCATGTACGACATCATCCCTACACTTGACCAGATGGACGATTACGATGTTGCTGCGATCGCCGATGATGTGATCGGACAGTACTTCTCCGCCACGGGCACCCCCTACTATGTGGTGGACGTTGACGAGGACGCCTACTGGGACGCCGTGCAGCGTCACGCCATCGCCCGCTGACTGCACACGCCGAACCCCGTCCCGCTGGCAATGGCGGGGCGGGGTTCCTCATATCGGAAAGGAAAAAAGAGGGTGACATGTCTCGTGTTCACGCTCGCCATTTGTCTGCTAGTGATTGTTTGGACGAATTTCAATGATTAGTATTCAACCCACGGTTGTGCAGGAAAGAGAAATCAATCGTACCGTCACCGCGATTCGGTGCGGTGGCGGTGCTTTGCTGGCGTGGGAGCCTGGCTGCGGAAAAACATACGGCGCCATCTGGATCACACAAAACCTTGATGCGGCCAGGCGGGTCATCATCGTGTGCCCGAAACGTGTCATTCCGTCATGGCAGACCAGTATCAAGATTATTACCGGTCAGGAAGCGAGAGTGCTGTCTCGCGCTACCAAGGCGGGGCGCGCCAACATTGAGGGCATGTTGAACGGCGAGGATGGTTGGTGGATCATTAATTTCGAAATGTTGGTTTCCCTGGGAAAGGCGGTAGAGGCGAAGAAATGGCCGTCCGTTTCTTTCTCGAAGAAAGCGTTCGACATGGTGGTCGTGGATGAGGTGCACCGTATTGCGAATCATCGCACTCAGTCTTTCCGGGCCGTGAAAGCGTTGAAGTCGAGGTATCGTCTTGGCTTGTCGGGGACACCTGCCGGCAATAAACCCGTCAATATTTACGGTGTCCTCAAATTCCTGAACCCGGATAGCGTTGACCGTAGTTTCTACCGGTTTGCTGACGAGTTTTTTGTTTCTGAATTCAATCCTTTCGCGGCCTCTCGGTATGCCAGGATTTATGGTGGCGAAAAGACGCCCGGCGCTCTCCGTGATTCCGTGGGCGATGTTTGGTCTGCGATGCGGGGTGACGAGGTTTTCGGGGACCTTCCGCCCGTTAATGTTCAACGCGTCACCTGTGGGATGCGGCGTGAACAGAAGAGAATGTATCGGGAGTTTGCGGATCATCGTTTAGCGATTATGGATGGTGGGGCCAGCGTTGCCTCGTCCGCCGCCGTTCTAGACGGGCGCCTCAGACAGATTACTCTCGGACCACTGAGAATCGTGGACGATAGTGTCGAGTTCGAGGAGCGAGGGTCGTCGAAGATCGATGCCGCCCTTGATATTCTGTCTGATCTTCCGTCGGACGAGAAGGTTATTCTATGGTGTCACTCGCGTAAATTTATGACGCCGTTGCGGAAACGACTGGCCGACGCCGGCTATCAGAGCGTTGAGCTGTCCAGCGATTACCATGATGAGTGGCGGCAGTTTTTGGGGCCCGATGGACCGAGGATTCTTTGTGCCGTTATTGCGGCTGCTGCCGAAGGGATTGACGGTCTGCAGGATGTTTGCAATACTGAGATTTGGTTGAGTGAGGACAATAGTGTGATTTTGAATTTACAGGCGTCTGCCCGTTTGAATCGTAAAGGGCAGACAAGGAGGGTGAATCGTTTTCTTTTGCAGTGCGAGAATACTGTTGACGTGACGGCCGTGGAGCCCAGGTTAGCGGCAGGGTATGAGCGTCTGCGTGAGAGCGGCCTCATATGAGATGCGATAGACGCCACGCCCACATGGGTTGCGCACACTGCCGTCACACGAATACAGTAGATGCCATGAAGAAAGAAGCACACATCAGCTCGAACATTCATCTAGTACGACGCCGCATGACAGGCACCATTCGGGACATTCTCGTATCCGACGACAGCGAACTTGTCGGCAGGAATTTCCTGACCGTCACCCCCGTGGACGACGGGCACTCAGACATTAACGTCATCCATGTCACGGCGGACAACATTAACATTGTACGCGGCATGGCCACCAATAACAGCCTCGACATTTACGAACTCATTGCGACGGAGGAGTGAAAAATATTATGCGCATCACACAGGGCACCACGATTGATGAGATCGCCGGCCGCACCATTATCCTTAAATGGCCGACACAGTTCGGCGTCAAGACAATGCAATTGCACGTGCCCAACATTCGATCGGAGAACATCTGGCGGATCCAATGCTATGCAGCCGTCATTTCCACGGCAATCGAGGAGCGGGCCGGCCTCACAGCAACCATCATCGAATAACACACCACTAATCAACATTACAAGGAAGAGAGAGTAAAAACACTAATGGGCGTCTACCTAGTGTGGGAATCGTCACAGAAGGGTGACTACCGGGTCTATTCGAATCTCGAGCAAGCAGCAATGCGGGCAGAAGAGCTCAACGGCACCGTCTACGAAATCATGCCAGCCGGCGACGCAAGACTATTCTTCATTGAAGATATTGCGAGCGGGGACATTGAAGTTCACCGCGACGTCAGGGTCGCCGCCATCGCCGCAATTCAGGAAGGGGAGAAATTTGAATTTGAGCCCAGCCGCCGCAACAGCGGTCAGTAAAGTTTTCGCCCCAACAGAACGCGACAAACAAACGCGCATCGGCGTGAGCGAGATCGGAGACGATTGCGAACGGTGCATTGCCGACAAGCTCCTCGGAATCCCGCACAATAGCGGAAGTACGGGCGCCCCTCTGGCGCCTTTTCTCGGCACCGCGTTTCACGCTTTCGCGGAATCACGCACAAAAGCTGAGCCGAATGTTCTAGTGGAGCAGAGAGTAGAGGTATGTAATCTTGAAGAGTATGGGCGTATTTCTGGGAGTGTGGATCGTTTCGATATTGCGGCGGCGACGGTCCTAGACTGGAAACTACTCTCGCGGAAAAAGATTTCCGCATTCAAGAAGAACGTCAAACGGGACAGTGAGTTGCCTCAGTTCGCTAACACGATAGCGGGCGCACAATTCCGTAAATACTACATTCAAATAATGCTCTACGGATACGGCCTCACACTGCTCGGACATGAAGTGGCTCACTGTTCCATCGTCGCCCTTCCAAGGGACTGCAGTGTAGAGGTAGTGCCGGACAGTATTTGCGAGTTTTCTTTCCCATGGCGGCGGGATGTCGCGCTCGCGGCCATAGAGAGACTCCGAAACATTTGGGAGAGAGCAAGATCACACGACAGTGGTGTTGACAGTCTCCAATCGTCCCCTCTATGTTGGTACTGCTCACATGAGCGCCACACAGAAGCATTCAAAAACTACAATATGAACGGTTAGGAGGTGAAAAATCATTATGACTTTCGAGGACACTCTCGCCCGTCTCGGAATGACGGTCGTGAACCCGGAGCAGAATAATCATTTCAACATGCTCATTCATGGTGTGAGTGGTGTCGGCAAAACATCACTTGCAGCCACGGCATCACAGGTGGACGACATGTCACCCGTCCTGTACGTTGATTTCGAATCCGGCACACTCCCGGTACGAGATTGGGGAAACCCCGCAAACATCACTGTCGTGCATTGCGACAAGTGGGTTGATTGCGCCAATCTTTGCGACAATATTGCACGCAATCTTACAGAATTCCCATACAGGACAGTAGTGTTCGACACGCTGGACAAGTGTCAGGAACTTATCCTGACCCACTATGAGACTGTGTCGAATGACACGTGGACGAAATGGCGGGCAGTATACGATTCGCTGTTGAAGGCGATCAGCGTATTCCTGGACGCCCCCGACATTTCATTCATTGCTATCACGCATTCCGCACGCGAGAGCAGTGAGGTTACTGGGGAAGTTTTCATTGCGCCATCCTTCGAGGGGCAGAAATCTGGGCAGCGCATCCCCGCCCTGTTCAACTTCGTCGGCTACATGGAATGGGCGAACGTGGACAATGGGGACGGGGAAGAAATCACCGTGCCAGTCCTATACACTCGCAAACCCAACGTTGTGACAAAACAACAGACGCTCGGGTTCCCGCCAGCAATGGGGAACCCGAGCATGACCAAGATTCACAATTACATCACTAGCCGCTAACCAAAACATGAGAAGAGAGAAAACTATTATGGCTAAGATCACTGTTACCGCCGACCGTGGTGTCTCCGCTGAGACTCTCGCTATCGCCGCCAACGCGATCAGGGAAGCACTCCACAGCAAGCCCGCCGACGGCGAGAACTGACCCAACCGCAATTCTTTTCGCCCACCACGATTCACAGGAGCACAATAATTATGGCAACTGGCTTCAACTTCGGCACCGACCTTTCATCCCTGGAAGTCGCTACCGGCGGCGGCAATTTCGAGCCGCCCAAGCCCGGAAAGCACTCAGCATTCATCACTAAGGCTGAAATGACCACGTCCAAGAACGGCAGGCCGATGCTTGTCACCGATTGGATGATCGACGGCGACGACGAGGACGCCGGAAAGGCCCTCACCGACCGCACAGTTTTCACTATCAACAAGAATGGGAAGACTTTCATCCATTTCAACATTCCGAAGTATTTCAGTGCCGCTGGTCTCTGGCCTGCCGACGCCAGGGAGCGGGCAGATCTTCTTTCACCGCAGAAGATCGACGCGACCGTGAAGAGAGTGTGCGAGAACCTGGAGGGCGCCCACGCAACATTGGTGACACGAATGAGTAAGCCCAGGCCTCGTCTGGACGATTACGGTCGCCCCGCATACGAGCAGGACGAGAACGGGATCACAATCCTCGGCGAGGACGGTGCACCCAAGCCCGCTTTCTGGCCTCCAAGGGGAGAGATTTCTTCCATTGATTTCGAAGCCAAGAAAAATTCTGCGACCGCATCACCGGTAGTTTTCTGACACACGCGGTCGCATGACTTGAATAGCGGGGGCAACATGATTGTTGCCCCCGCTATTCAACCAAAAAGAGAGAAGAGAGAAAACACGAATGATGCAACCTTCATACAAACTGTACAGGCTAGCCGCTAACAGATTGGAGCGGCTTCAAACAAGTGTCCCCAGCGGGGAGTTCCTTTTCCCTTCAGTGGATGATGCCCTAGAATGGTGCTTCACCTACTTGGAGATTCCCGAGGACAAGAAATGGCGTTTCGTGCGCCCCGACATTACCAAGCCAATCGCCCCGTGCAACCTTGACGTGGCACTAGATCATACGCCGGATATGCCGTATTTGCGCTACCATCGCAAAGCGAATGAGACGCTCATGCCGAGCCGTTCCTACAACGATATTCGCCTCAATATTTGGGCGTGGCGAGAGGAGAACGGTGTGGATAATTTTGAGTTCGACGGCATGATGTCAGCTATCGAATGGTGCTACAACGAATTCAACCCATCGGTTGTGTTCGAATGGGAATTCGCAACCGAGAACGGGGTATTTCGCCCTGGCGAAATCTCTATCATACGTACCAAGACAAGAAAGAAAGGTCGCAACCGCCGTATTCTCCATCCGGTCAAGCCAGTAAACAAGAACTTGACCGGGGAGGAGCCGGAAATGGTGGGACGCCGTTTTCGGCAGTGGGAGGTCACGTCCTCTGAGTACAGGTTCATGAGTGATCACCATAAGTATTTTCATATGCGTTGCGTGAATTGCGGGGAAGAGAAGTGGATTCGTGTCTCGCGTTTCAGTGGCGGCGAACCTGTGAATTGCCCGTGTACTAGCTCATCGCTTCGCATGTACAAGGAACTGCCGAAATGGCTCACCCCTTCACTCATGCGACGCATTTATGACCTGAAAAGATACATTCCGAAAGAGGACTTCCATTTCGATTCTCCACAGGATTGTGCAATATGGTGTTATAAGAATCTGCCTTTCCCGGACGACCCGGATACGCCGTGGACTCTGAAAAAGGGGCGAGGCAAGCCGATGGCGCCGGAGACACTGTGGCTCAAGGTAGACGGAGTGCGTTCGGATACGGTGAAGAGTATTGCTGCCGTGAACAAGTCGCGGCGAAGCCTACGAAAGACTAAGGGAGGAGGAAAGGCATGATGCAGCGGGTGATGGCCGTCGACCCTGGCAAGTCAACAGGAATCGTCATCGGAGACTTCCACGACGACCATGAGTCCTCAATCATTCATGTTCAACAATTCAAGTATGAGCATTGGACTGCCAGCGTCTACGATATTCTGGCCACACGAAACGAATTCGCCCCAGACATTGTCGTGTGCGAACGGTTCGACCTTCGACCAGGCAACAATTTTCTCGCAGATCTCACCCCAGTGAAAATCAACGCCGTGCTGGAATGGGAGATCGGGGACATTATCTGGCAGACTCCTGCAATGGCAAAAACAACCATGCCCGACCACGTTCTGAAGTCTCTCGATTTTTGGCCCACCGGAACCGACGTGGACCAGCCGGATGCGGACGACGCGCGGGATGCGGGGCGTCATCTTTTCCTGTGGGCAGTCACCAAGCGCCATGACGAGGCCGTGATCGCCCGTATCGTCGGAGACGACGCGGAGAGACGGTGAATGTTTCACGTGAAACATGCCCCCGTGTTTCACGTGAAACATTACTGCCCCCTACCGGACAGTCGGCAGGGGGCAGTAATGTTCTATGAATGACGGAGGTCAGGCAACCTTGTCCTCAGTAGCCTCACCCTCACCGGCGGCGTGACGGCCAGTGGCCGCGCCGGGGCGCGTGTGATACGTAGCCAGTGCCAGAGTCAGAGCACCGATAATCTGGGTAGCAGCGTCAGCGTACTGAGACGCCTGATCCGCGGAAATAACATTGAAAGCGGCGAAAACACCGAGAACGGCGGTGAGCAGAGCGTAAAGCGCCTTACGGACCTCAGGAGTAAACATGTTTATGAATCACCTCATAGATTCCGGAATTTGAGGCTCAGTAGGGATTGAGTCCTCTTTATCCGATGGTATCAGAATTTTCAGGGACCTGCCCCAATCGATAACAGTATGTGCGAAAGAGACGGCTTCCCACCATTTTACTTCTGCTCGCCGGCGACCGTCTTCTGCCAGGTCTGCTGCTCTTTCGGCGGCCGCAAGGCTGGCCTCCAGGGCGGTTACTCTCTCGGAAAGAGATCGGACGGTAATGTCCAGGATTGAGATCTGTTCCTGGTCTCTCGCGTTTTTGCGTTGCGTTATATTCGAGAATATTGTGCCGGTAAGGGCGGCCAAAGCTACTAGGGTGGCGTCGGAGAGGACATTGTTCAGGAAATTGAGCATCGTATATCTAATGTCCTCTATTGTGATTGCTGTTGTAGGGCTACAATAGGTATTATATAACATTCCCCGTCTAGCGTCGTCATTGCTAGGCGGGGAATGTTATGTTTTAGTTACTTTCTGTGGAAGCCAGGATGGTAGCCGACAGTCCGCATGAACCGCACGGTGCGCACGGTGGCCCAAAGAATGACTGCACCAACACACCACAAAGAATCGCGAGTCACATTCATGGTGCCATTAGTGAAATCTTCATACACCATGAGCGCCGTGTTTGCCGTCACCATGACGGCCGCAAAAGTGGTAGCCACATAAAGCGACTTAGTCACCCTAATTTTCACTTTCATTAGATGGATTATATACCATCGCCCTCACGTCGATTCCTAGAGCTGCTAAGGAAGGAATGCAGGAAAACATGAGGGCGATAGTATTCTCTTGTTGCACCGTCGGAACGCGTAGGAAAATATTTGTGTATTAACCAATAAAGCGGTACAAGGAAAGTATAGCACACAATAAAAGCAAGTCTCCGGACGATCTTTCATTGACCGTCCGGAGACTTGCTCTACCACTGTCACAGGAGATCACGGAGAGGGAAGAGAGTGAAGCTCTCCGCATGTCACATCTATCGTGGAACGACACTCAGCATAATACTAGCCGAATATGCCACGATAAAACACCAACATGTCGCGTCAGGAATTCTGCTCCGGAGCCGGAGCCGGAGACTCCGGAGTGGGAGTGGGAGACTCTGCGACACCATCATGCGCCTGCAAAGACGACGGCGTAGACACAGCCTTACGAATCTCGTTCACGGCACCATAAATCGCACCCGCCTCACGCACATTCTCCTGACCAGGAGTCACAGAATGCAGAATCTGATCCACAGACGCGTGAATAGACTTAACCTCCTCATAGGTCGCCTTGGCGTACCAATTCATGTCACCCGCAAAGTGGTCCCCCGCCTTTCCACTACGGAAAAGATCACGAATCTCCCTGAGCAGATCAACGCCCTCGCTCATATCCCAAAACTCCTCTCCGGCGCCCCCAGACGGACGACCATAATCATACCAAGACTTGCAACGATTACTGAAAAGAATCCCATAAGACTCATACGCGTCATACGGATTCCCTGAATTATACCGCGACCCAACGCGCTTCAACGCTTCATAGCTGTCGCCTTCGGCGTTGATAAGATCACGAAGAATACGACAGCCGACTTCAGCCGACTTCTCCGGCATCCACCATTCACGATCCGGGTCATCAAAGAAATACCCCGGATACGTGATCTGCAACGGGCCGACACCGTTCGAGTTTTCGCCGTCTCGAATTGCCGCAAGGAATTCGCGGAAATTCTCCTCGGTCACTTCCTCACCGTGCGGGCCGGCGCCCCCAGCGTCGTGTCCGTAAATGTTCGCACCGCGTTCGCCGGTTTCCATCCACAGGCACGCCAAGGCTGCCCACCAAGGGCAATTCTCCGCATCGGCGGCCCTGAGAACGGCCTCCTGGATTGAAGAAAGGCGGTATGAGCCTGCAGCCTCGTGCCCGTTATCAGCATCGGTCCGCTTTCCGAAACGAATGCATGTGGACCACGAGGCCGCGACAGTCATCGGGTGACTACTGTACCGGACTACGTGAGTCTCGTAGCCGGTCTGATCCCCCATCTGGCCTTCTGAAATGTCGCCATTCTCATTGATCCACGCCTCGGCGAGGAGGGGATCGCCCGCGTTGAATGAACCGTCGTCTTCGCGCACACACATTGCGACATGGCCGCCGTCTCCGGTAGTTTTCAGGACCATGTCGCCGACATGGAATCCCCCCGACGGAGTAGACCCGTACCACGTGTCCCCGATATCCATGAAACCGCGATTAGCGGCCAAAGAATTCAGAGTTTCGGTCCATGTTTCGCCGGTTCGCGGGAACATGATCGGGTCATCCCAGCCGGTTCCCCAAACATTGTGGAATGCAATATTGTAGGCGCCTGCTACGCCGCTACTGCAATCCATGTCGCCGGGTCCTGTTTTCCAGCCGGCATCATTGCTATTCCAGTAGCAGGTCCACCGGTTATCCTGGGCGTACCCGGTGCCCCCGTAGTCGCCTGTGGTGCACCAATATTTCATTTCCGACGCAGCGTATTCTGTGACGGAATCTGCCAATTTTGCACCGCCTTTCGTAAAGGTTTTCGGTGGTCTTAATTTTATCATGAGCGCCTGAATGCGTCCGTAGCATATATAGGTACGTGCGCGCGCGTATACCATACACACCCCAGCGCCTGTCAATACCTCACACACATTGATTTTGTGGGGTAGGTCACCGTCACGTAGGGTTGACCCACGGCACGCGGGAGAGCATGATTAAGTCATCGGCAGGGAGGACAAGCCACCCAGCCGGGGATAGAGAGGACGAGACAATGGCCACCACCGAGAACATCGCCACCGACACCGACATTGCCTACGCCGTCGGCACCGCCGCCAACGCCTGGGGCAACACGGACTACTGGACAGACGAGACCGGCAACGTCATCGGCCTCAAGCGAAGCACCACCGACGGCGGCCAGACGCTCGGACTCCACGTGTGCGACGACGTCGTCTCCTGGGGACTCTGGCAGTACGACGCCGATGGATTCACCATCGTCCACGACGGACTCTCCTACCTGACAGACGAGACCATCGCCTACCTGGCCGATTGGTGGCTGGAGCACTGACACACACATAACGGTGGTGGCCCGTCGCCCGTGACGGGCCACCACCACCCACCATCACACACATATACTTTGAGGAGAGGATTACTATGGCACGTCGTCGCACGGGATACGGATCATGCAAGACCACAGGAGGCGCCGTTTTCACTAATCTGAAGGGCACCAAGATTCATTTCCCCGCAAAGGGGTATGAGAAGGGCGAGAACGAATTTCGGGGTATCCCTGTTGAGCGAGTGACCGCTGTCGCAATTCTCACTGGCGCCGACCTCGTGCAGGCCATTCCTGTTCAGCGGCCCGCCCTCGTCGGAAACGTTCGCAATGTTTTCATCCCCGAATGCGCCCACGATTCCTTCCTTGTGGTCTGTACTGAAGGGAACGTTTACCGAGTTTTCGATATCAGCGAGGAGGAGTTCGGGAACGCGCGTAGCCTGATCAATGATCTGCGTGAACTTCTCGGTGACGGGATCGAGTGGGTCAAAGCATGAAATACCCGGCAATCCGCCGCATGGATGGGCGCGAGGACGAGGTTCGTCGCAAGACAGTCGAGTTTCAGGAGCACAAGAGGAATCGAGCGAAGAGAATCAAGAGCACGCGGCACACTAAGCGCACGAATTTCAATTACAGTGACGGTTGGACTAACCGTCTCATGGCAGAACTGAACGGAAAGTGAGAAACAACTATTATGTCTACTTTTTCGAGTGCCCCGCCGCCGCCTCAGCCTGCCCCGCCGCCGCCTCAGCCTGCCCCGCCGCCGCCCACATTGTCCGTTCCGCTCAGTGTGATGACGCCGCCGCGTCCCACGAATCGTTTCATGGCATGGCTCCGCAAGCCGAGATCCACGGGCGAAGGCATGGCAATGGGCGCGATCGCCCTCATCGTTGGAGTTATCGGACTGTCGTTGGCTTGGCGTGCTTTTTGGTGGCTTCAGGTGTTTTTCGCCTATTTCGCTACGGTCGGTACTCTCGGCAACTGAGGTAGCGTGAATGATTGTGGACGTGGTGTTTTTGAAAACGGTTTGGCTGTACTTGCCGGACGGCAGTAAAGAGAGAATAATAGCACAAACCGGCAGTGACAAGGGGATTAGTTTCGATTCTATTCATGGCGGTGTAGAGCGGAGACACTATTTCAAATATGACGAGTATTCTATTACTCAGACAGAGAGAGGAGATTATATAGTGTCACCTGTAGATGATGAATATGCGGAGGATGATGTATACAAGAATGTCGTGTCTCACCCGTCACACTATGTGACCCTCGACCCCGAGCCCATCACTTTCATTCGCGACAAAGACTATCTGACCGGCAGTGCCCTGAAGTATATTTTCAGGGCCGGCCACAAGGATGGCGTTAACGAGAATGTTGACATGGGGAAAGCGGCGTGGTATCTGCGCGAACTCGTCGCAGAGCAAGGAGGCCAGACGGCGATCGCAATTCTGCGAAACGTCTGCTGGGACACTGTCGATAGACAACTCACCCCAAAGGATCGCGCCAGGGAAATCCAAAACCGGCTCATAGAGTTCGTGTCCGCCATTTACCACGATAGCCTCAACAACTATATTCCAGAAGAGAGGTGAGCGTTACGGAGAATATTGTTAATATTGCTTTCGTTGATTTGGTGGAATTCAGGGGGAGGTGGGTGGCGACCGCGTTTATGCATGCCACCGACTGTGAATTCAGTATCAAAAGTAATTCTACCGATCCATCCACCACGATTCGCGAACTTATGCGCACCGTGCAACATGTTCAGGGAGTAACACTTGCCTTGCGTTTATGGCGGGAAGGAAGGATCACTTTCACTAGGTGCACGCATTCGAATGAGATGGGCAAGTATGTGCTCACTTATAGTGACTCATCGGACGATGATGCGTACGTCTGTGCAATCGTGATGTCGGAGCGCGGTCGGGGCGCGATAGAAATCTTCCCGGGAGAGAGGCCTGCCCTTGCTTTTGAAGCCGAAGCAATTCTGCGTGATAAAGGTTATACGGTTCACATGATCGAGGAAAACGAAGACGGGAGACTATCGCGATGGCTACATTGAGTGATTTCACTCTCCGACGCAGAATCGATTGGGGCGAGCTTATCTCCGACTGGCAGAAGCCACTGTCTATTCAACCGGCGTCAGTAGAAGTGCGGCTAGACGAAAACATTATCGCCTACCGTCACGGTGACGAAAACATCACTATCGACGAGAATGGTTATAAACTGTTGCCGGGTGAGTTTATCCTCGCATCCACGCAGGAGAAAGTTAACGTTCCCGCCGACCTAGTAGCCAGGGTCGAAGGCAAGTCGTCATGGGCGCGACGCGGAATCCTCGTGCACGTGTCCGCAGGATACATCGACCCAGGATTCCAGGGAAACGTAACCCTGGAAATCGCTAACCTGCACTCCAGTAAATCCGCCCTCCTTTTCCCGGGGGATAGGATTGCGCAGATCGCTTTCGAGGACTTGGACAGGCCGGCCAGCATGCCGTACGGCACCAACGGTCTGGGTTCGCATTATCAGGGACAGGTCGGTGTCACACCGTCGGCCATGGAGGCGGATAATGCACAAGATTGACCGCCAGGAAATCGCGCTGACCATTGCTGGGGAATTGCGGGACACGATCACGCCGCCCCGCATTTCAGACCGCATGGGAGTTACCATCATTGACTCCCCATCGGGGAAAATCGAGGTCACCGATGATGGCGTTGCGGTGACGACGAAGCGCGGCGTCTCAGCGGGATGGACTCATAGGGATTCCTGTAGCCCGGAGCATTCTGCGATGCGTTGCAGCCTACTTTTGCGGAGCGTCTCATGACAGAGAATAAGCCAATGCAGGAGATTGAGCACGAGATCAGCCTCACACAGCTGTGGCTTCCGAAGCCCGACGTGTGCGACATTGACGAAGCACGCATGGCCGCTCGCCTGGAGTGGCACAACAACTATAAGGGCGGCAGTATTAACGTCACCGTAGAAAACGGCGACAGCGGAACTTACAGTAAATGGGTTATCTGTGGGTGGCCATTGAGCATTGTGGGCGTTTACCATGAAACAAGCGGCGAGAGCACATGCAATCTTGCGCGCCGTCTAGCACGGCAATGGACTACCGTAGAGTGTGACGCAATCGCTGCCCGTCAATTCAGAGAGATCAACAATACGATTCACTCGATCCTGAACTCACCATCGGTCACCGTTCAGGATGATGCGCGTTCCGACCTCATGGGCGTCCTAGATGATATTGCTCGCGAGCACGGAGGAGACTACCAACGCTTGGGACTATAGTCTCTTGCGTCGGATGCGAAAACATTCCCCCTCACCACAGAAATCGTAGTGAGGGGGAATGTTTCACGTGAAACACTCAAGCGCCAGGCTGCGGGGTCGGAGCCGCCTTCGCCTCCAACGCAGCAACACGCTCAGCCAACCCCAGGTAGCCGCCATGCCAAGCGATCACACGCTCCATAATCCAATCCGACGGAGGATTCTGATAGGGGTTCTTCTCTGGCACCCACTGGCCGCCCTCACCCTGCACCAGCTCGCCGTCGGTCACATACAAATGTGAGACGCCGAACGATGCGGCGCGGTCGATTACCTGCCGGAAATTCTCTTTCGTAACCCCGTGAATGACGTGCCACCACTTAGTGGAAGGTTGCGCACGCATCACATCATTCGCAATCGGGTTATTGGGGTCGTCTGTCAAATACTTGGCGGCGGTGTTCTCGAAGCTCATGCACACGTCGAAATCGAGCGCGCACACGGCCTCAGTAATATTACTGCCAGGGTTGATGGCGATTGTGAAATTCTTGCCGTAGGTGCGTCGAATTTCGCCGATGAGGTCACCGTACCATCCGACCCGTCCGGACTGGGCGCCCCAGCCGTTGATTACCTCGTCCAAGAATACGCCCTGGAAAAGACCATCATACTGGGATCGTAGGTTGGCGCACAGCTGCATAATGTATTCGCGCGTGAACTTGTCCGGGTCTGGCACGCCATTCCGGGCGGTGTCATCCTTAGCGAGTGACGCGACACCGTAGCGGGTAGGAATGTACCAAAGAATTCTCTTCGCCCCGGCCGCCTGGGCGCGCTGCGCCTGAGTAAGAAAATCATTGTCTTTGGCGGACCAATCACCGGTAGAACGGTTCATGATCACGTAGCCGAGCGCGTTCCCGTAAGCTAACGTCTTGGCCCACTTTGAGACTTTTCCGGCCTGCCCCTCGTTGTAAAAATCGGGCCAGAAGTATGTGACGGGGGAGTAGTAGTGTCCGCCGACTGTGAAAGGCGAGATTGAGGAGAACAGTGGGGCGACCAGTTGGTCGACGCCGGCCTTAGTGTACCCAGTAATACTTGTCATTGTGTTTTCTCACTCTCCGTAGGTCCAGGTAAGACCATCGTCACTGACGGTGATCTTGCCGGCATTGTCCTGGCCGCCGCCGCCGGGATTGCCAGGATCAGGGGTAGCGCCGCCATTCCATGCCGACAGGGAGGTCACCTGCACGTCCCCCGAGGCCGGCAGCTCCGCCCCGCGCACTTCGCGCGCCCAAACGCCAGCGACATTCAGGACGATTGCCCATCGTCCGCCGTGACTGGCGTCTACCTCGACCTCGATCCTACCTTTGTCGTCAGCATCACCGCGCACCGGGGCGGGGACTGTCGTAATATTGTCGGACGTGTAGACGGTTTCGGGGCGGACGCTCATTGTGGCGTTGACTGTCTTGCCGGCGGCATTCACGACCGTTGCTATGACTTTAGTCATATTATTATCACCTATTTCCAATAGTGAACTATTTTTGTTGATTACAGGTCAACGCGGGTCGCACCAAGAGTAGCCACCGTAAACACGGTCCCAGGGAAAACGCCGCCATCGTAATGCCAGTACGGGTCAGCACCATAGCTGCCCGCCGTAGTGTAAGCAACCCTATGTGAGCCGGCCTCTACGGAAAGGCGCCATTGCATATGGTGTGTCATGAACGTGCGATTGTACTGAATCTCGGTCTGCCAAATGCCACGATTATCGAGCTTGAACCCGAAGAAGTACGAGCCGACCGCCTTATCTTTCTCCTCCTCGGAATGATAATCCTCGTGCGCAATGCTCACACACACGTCAAGCGAGAACTCCATGAGACTCTTAATAGGCAGGGTAACGATACCGTCACCCCACGTGTAAGTGGCATGATCCGAGGTCGGACGTCCGCGCCCGTTCGTATTATCGCGGTGCCGATAAAGTACGCCACTGAATGAGTTCGCTGGGTTAATGTTGAATGCCCCGCCGTCACCCTTAGAGCCGTCGGCAGTGTACAGAATGTCGTCAATGATGAAAACGGCGGGGCGTGCCTTCGACACCGCCCCGGACGGCGCGGCCGCCAACATAACCCGCGCCGCGGCCACGGACGCCGCCGGCATAACCCTACCAGCGGAATCATCATACGCATCCCATGCCTCAATAAGGTTATCGTCTACCGTGGGGACGATACCGCCGGTCCACCTAGTATTAGGCATATTGTTTTCTCCTAAAAATATTGTTGCACAATCTTCAGTAGGTGAGCCAGCTAACCGTCATCTCGCCCCAATCCATAATTGTACCCTCGTCAATATTCTGATACGTATAAAGCGCAATCCTGTCCCCGACATTCAGGCGCCTAACACCTGTCACCTGCAACGCAGTCCACAGACCATGGTTCAACGCGGCATACATGTAAACGCCGCGCTCAACATCATTGGGGCGGGCAACCCTCGTGCCGCCAACGTATCCTGCCCATGATGATCTGTACCATGTTGTGCCGTCTAGACGATAGAGCCCGCTCTGCGGAATAACGATCTCGACACCGTCTAGCTGCATTCCACCACGAACGATCTTCTCCTGCGCCCCGACCGGAACCTCCGTCCAATCATCTTTTTTAGTCCACAAATGAGCATTGTTTGTTGCCATGTGGGCGAAAGGCGGCTCCGTGAAAGTACGCCAAGACGAGGAGTGAGGCGAAGCCGACCCAGGCGGGTCATAGGACACACCATTCGTGTCCATGATGAGCTCGCCGCCCTGACGGTCGGTGATCTGTATTTTCGCCACGCCCTCGTCGTCGCGGAAAATATGCAGGCCGGAGGAGCGGCTCATTTTCCATGACACGTACATGGAATAAATGATTCCGAGCGTCATTCCCGGCGTGAAAACGTCGTTCGTGCGGGCACTAATGTAGAAAGGCGTGTCCGTGTCTTGAATCCACGTACCGTCGGGGAGCGTGAAATCGAATCTTATCTTCTGCCCGGCCGTCGCCTGCTCGTCAACAGCGATGATTCTATTCTTGCCGATATTGATCGTGAGAATCGCGCGACCGTTCCACGACGGGGTGAAAAGAATATACCCCTCAACCTTGCCGACACCCTCACCGGCAATACCGTACGTTTTTGGTTTCGCAACAGCAATATCGTAGATTGCCATCTGCGCACCATCATTACGATTAGGGCGATCCCTGTCCGTCAGAACGAATCGCGTGCCGCCCTCGAGCTTCTCTACGGTTGCGATTTTGGGGGACCAGATAGACTCCCAGAACTCATACTCGCTGCCGAGCCCGAAGCGAATGTTTTTCTCGCCTGACGTCGGCTCAGTGTCAACGAGCGAAAGCTCACCACCGATAAGCCGGTTACCGATGAGATCGCCGACGACTTTTGCCGCGTTGAATGTTGCGTTTCCAGCGGTCAGCATTTCCGTGGTGACTGACGCGAATGCTGCGATCTTGGCCCACAGTTCCCCGGACGCGTAAATGTTGCGTGCGGACACGGAACCGTCAGCGAGCGAGACGTTCCCTACGGACGATGGGACGAGAATGCTGCCGGCAACCATTGTCCTGGTCACCCACTGTGTGCCATCCCAAATACGCACATCAGTAATGTGCCCCGCATTGTCAGTGACATACCAAATCAACCCTGTGACAGGATTCTCTGGTGCGGTCTGGGCCACTACGGGAGGCCGGTTAGCTTCCGCAATCTGAACAGCTTTCTCAGCGTCCTTCGCCGCCTTGTTCGCGGCACCTTCGGCTTTGTTAGCTCGGTCGCGAATGGCGTCGGCTTCTTTGAAAGCGCGTTCGGCGTCTTTTGCGGCCTGGCTGAGAATTTTGCCAGTGTGCCCGAGGTTCTCGACTTTCGCGCCGGAAGGCGGCTCAGCGATAGGGTCACTGATCTTGACTACACGGCCGGATGAATCAATGATGACGAGTACACGGGCACCTATCCATGTGGCAATACCATCTGATTCACCAACAGCGTGAGAGGTCGGGTTACTGTAGGGGATACCTACTTCTACCCAGCCGGATGGAAGCGTGAAATCGGTGGCGGACGTGCCAGTGATTTTCCCGTACGTCCACGATACTGAGGATTGCTGAACAATAACATTGTTATTGTTGCGCCCGCCGCCGTTTCTCGGCGCCGTGTCAAGCAATAGTGACGGTCTGACCATGATGCCCCGTTTATTCTCCCAGTACCTCTATGTCTACCCTCATTGTAGCGGACGGATCAGACAATGGGAGACTATAAGCCGCAACACGGCCAGCGATATGCTCACCCTGCTCGGTGATCGCGCCAACAATATCCCCGACCTCGATACGGGCGTCCGGGATAATTGTCAAAGAGCGGGAAGAGCGGGAAGAAATATCCTGAATCATATATGTATCCGCAGCCTCGGATACTTCTCTCGCCGAGCTTGCGGCGCTGAATTCTTTGTGCGACGTAACCCAGCCGTAGCCGGCCGGTTCGTATGGCGGGTCAGTAATTTCTCGTTCTGCGGTCCATCGTTCCTCTTGCTCGCCCTGAGCCCGCTGTTGTTTACTGCCGGTAACGTACCAGCGATTCGGGCGACGACCACCTGACCTCGGGGCGCGCGGAGCTTCCAAAAGGAAACCGGACTCATACGTGTAAATCTCGTCAGGCGCCGTCCTGTCGCGGAGCTTGAAAATGTGCAGCATCCCATCGGCGCCGCTACGAATACCGCAACCTCGCGATTCGACGAGTTTATAGATTGATTCGATTCGCGAATTTCCCCATTGCGTGGTGCGTGGGATGGGTGCGTCCCAGACGTCATCTTCCAATTTCACTCGCACATATTCCGCAAGCTCATTGGCTTCGGAGAGCAGGGTGGCGCCAGCGCCCGGGGAGGACGGCCACGGCCTCGGATTATCAGCAAGAATCTGCGTCAAATCCTTACAGGAAACATTCACCTTTTCCTTCGACACGGACCATTCCATGTTGACGAATTCGCCGAGCGGAATTTCCCAGTAGTCGCCGCGCCGATTCTCATAGAGCGCGGTCACCATGGATCGCTGTCCGAAATTGTTGAGCGCATCCAATGGCCATTCCGGGACCCAAGACATTGGACAAGAGTAAGACAGGGCGCCCGGAACCTGGCGGTTCGTCGAGGACCATTCGACTTTTACTTCAGAGGCGGGTATTCCCGTTTTGAGGACTTCACCGCCACGAATGATATCGATTCTTGCGCCGATGCTGAGGCCGTCTGAAAGGGCGGCCAACGTGGGGCCGTTTCTCATGGCATTCCCGCAATCATTTTACAAATCTCAATGTACGTGCGCGATTTCCATACCTTGTCGACTTCACGCCATTCGCCCCATGTGACACATGGGGCTGCCCCCCAGCCCGCGTGAGGGCCGACAAGCATTGGTGAATCTTCGGGGAGCTCATGCCATTTCACGTTCCACCGGATAATACCGTCTCCCGTGATCCTGGCACTGTCAACTTTGTCTACGGTGATGAATCGCGATGGGAGAACGTCGGCGGGGGCGCCGGGAGTAAGAATGAGAGGCTCCCGCTTCTGCAAGATTTCCCAAACATTGTTAACGTGTGATGGGTCGTCTAGGACGAATTGCCCACCTCCGGTGCGAGCTGCTTCTAGCATCGGCCACCTGGCAATAAGTGAGTTATATCTCGAAATCGGGGAGGACCATTCTCTTTTATCCTGGGCCTCCTCCCAGATGAGGCCGGGCACGGTACGCCCATTGAGACCACTCACCATGCCACGCCACCACTCCACCTCAGGGCGAGTCAACGTGACCGAGGAGTCACCCTGAGTATATTTTATTGTGGTCCCCGGCACAGCGTATGCGTCTGAGAGGATCATTGTCACCGGCTCAGTCAGCTGGGGGCCCTCAAGCTCGCGAATCATTTTCGCCCTGCCGGTGAGAGGTCTTTTGTCGCGAGCCATCCCAGGAACAGCGAAAAGACGGTCCCCCGCGTAGACGGGCTCTTTGCCTGTGGCCATTATTGACGGCAGCCCAGTGTGTGCAGCAATCCATCCCGTAATTGGCATTATTATATGCTTTCCGTCATAATGGTTTTATCGGTTCATTCGGTCATAGTCTACTATGGCCGATGTTGCCTCTACTTGCATGCGGCCGACGAGATCATTGTCCACGTCTCGAATTTCGAGCACGTCAGGGCCGAGCGCACGATTCTCCAGGAGGCTGATCAGCTTATCCATTTTCTCCCACTGGGCTGACGTGAAAACGGGCTCCGGACGGCCAGTCTTATTCTCGATCGTTGAGAGACCGGGCTGCAAGAAACCACCGTTATCGTATCGGAGATTCCCTGCGGACGGTCCACCGTAAATCGGGACCTCACGTACCGGGATACCGAATGTCGGCGCCTCAACCATCATTCCGTTACCGGAGGCGATAGCAACGTGGTGAGCCGGATAACCCCAGAACAAAAGCGTTCCGGGAACCATGGGGTTACCGGGGGATGACATTGCCTGATATCCGGCCGCCGTGAGACGCGGCACGTGAATGCCCATAGCATTGAGCGCCCAATAGACAAGACCAGAACAGTCGAGTCCGCCCCCCGGGGAGACGCCGCCCCAAACATACGGTGTACCGATAGCGCGACGCGCCGTATTCACTAGGTCGCCGGCAGCGGCACCAATAGCACCGATTCCACCACCGAATCCACTGACCACAGGCATGTGATCTTTAATCCAGTCACCGAGCGCGTCAATGGTTTTATCAACGCCCGCTTTTCCGGCGTCGAAGAACGGTTTTGCCCCGTCTCCGCCCCACGAATCGAGAAGTTTGTGAACTGGAGCCTTGATGACAGTCTCAACGGCTCCGATCGGGTCGGAGAATATCGAGGATACTGCGTCGGCCGCGCCGGTAATCCAGTTAAGGGCAGCGGACGCGCCCTTTTCTACCGTCGACTTGACAGGATCCCAAATACCGCCAGGGGCGAATGCGGCATACCCCGCATCACCGCCAGGAATACGGTCCCCGTGCGCGGCGGCCCTATTCATGGCATTCACCATTGCAGGCCCGCCAACCGCCTTCACCCATTCTGGCCGCATGATCGCTTCCCCACCGGAAAGCGCGAGCCGGCCACCACCATCGGGTGACACGAAATGGTAAATGTCACGCCCCGGAGAATATCCGGGCAGGACACCACCGGACGCGTACCCGCCAATCGTGGGAGCCTCAGGAAGACGAAGATCAAGAGAGAGCTTCTCCATCATTCCGTTAACAAGTTTCCGCAGCCCGTTATTGTAGACAGTGCCAATAACGAAATTAACAGGCTTGGCGGCAGCTTCCTTGATTTTGTCCCACGCCGTCCTAACCCCGTCTTTCATCGTGTTGGCGGCGGCCACTACCCTGTCCCATGCGCTTGTAATTGCGGGAACAAGCGTGTTAGCAATCCAATCTTTAACGATTTGGATTTCGCCCTTCAGAATGTTCCACGCGGAGACGACCATGTTTTTCAGCCAGCTGGTCCACGAAACAACAGTGTTCCAGGCGGCGCTGATCGTGGTGGCCGCACCCTGAATTACGGCGACACCCATAGTGACCGCAGCAATGATGGACGCGAATACAAACGCAATGATTCCGCCCAGAATTTTCGCACCCGTAGAGATTATCTCCCAGGCCACACTAATAACGGGTGCAGCGTAGGTTTGAATCCAATTCACCACAGGCTGCATAACAGCCCAAATACCATTCCATGTCGCCGACAGGGAGCCCCACATAATAGACGCAGTGTCTTTAATCGCGTTGAATGCTCCGACCACCCACGGCCATGCAATATTGTAGATCCAATCGACGACAGGCTGAATAGTGGCCCAAATACCATTCCATGCCGCTGATATGGTGCCCCAAAGCGAGGACGCCGTGTCTTTGATCGTGTTGAACGTGTCGACTACCCAGGGCCATGCCGTGTAGTAAATCCATTCGACTACCGGTTGCATGGCCGCTTGAATTGAGGTCCACGCGGCCTGAACCGTACCCCAAAGATTAGAGGCGGCGTCTTTGATCGTGTTAAAAGCATCTACCACCCACGGCCATGCCGTGTAGTAAATCCACTCGACCACTGGCTGCATAGCCGCCTGAATGGCGGCCCACGCGACCTGAATATTAGACCACATGTTAGCGGCCGTATCCTTGATCGCATTGAACGCGCCCACGACCCAGGGCCAGACCGTGTTGTAAATCCAATCCGCAACGGGCTGAATGGCGGTTTGAATGGCGGTCCACGCGATCTGAATATCGGCCCACATCATGGAAGCGGTGTCTTTAATCGCATTAAAGGCGCCGACCACCATGGGCCAAATGTCGTTGTAGATTTGTGTGGCGACAGGCATGATTGCCGCCCAGATGGCGTCCCACGCCCACTGAATCGTGGACCAGAGCGCACTCACACCCCAGCTAATGGCATCCCATGCTGTAGTGAGGTACAGGGCAGCAACGTTGACAATCCAGTCGACGACGGGGCGGATTATGTCGCTGATCCCCTGCCATGCTGCGACCATCCCGTTCCAGACGATCATTGCGCCCGCGGAAATGCCGTCCCAGGCGGCCTGAAGGTTGGGCCAGGCAGTATTCACAATCCAGTCGACGACGGCTTGAATGACGGGTTGCATTCCTTGCCAGACGCTGACGATTCCGTTCCATACCCATTGGGCGCCGGCGACGATCCCGTCCCATGCCGCCTGAAGTGCGGGCCACGCGGTGCCGACGATCCAGTCAATGACCGCCTGAATGACGGGCTGTATTCCTTGCCAGACGGATACCATGACGCCCCACATCCACTGGGCGCCTGCCACGATTCCGTCCCAGGCGACTTGCATGAGAGGCCATACGTTGGCGGCGAACCAATCTGCCACGGCGCCGGCTGCCGTTTTGATTGCTTCCCAACAGGAAATGACGACGTTGCGGAATGTTTCGGAGTTCTGCCATGCCACAATGATTGCTGCGACCAATGCTGCGATAGCGATCACGACGAGTCCGATTGGGTTGGCGTCCATTGCGGCGTTGAATGCCCACTGTGCCGCAGTCGAGGCGATTGTTGCAGTTTTGTGGAGGACCATCATTGCTGTGGCCCGCCCCCACGCGACCGCCTGCATCGTGATCTGTGTCGTTGCACGTGCGATATTCGACAGGAATTCGCCGGCGTACATGAGGTTGAGCTGCGCGGTCTCGACCACGTCTCTGACTTTCGCCACAGTCATTGCGTTAATGGCTGTGGTAACACGCCCGGCGACACCGGCTACGCCTTCCATGTCGTTCAGCCATTGCTGCATTGAGGACATGACCATGACAGCTTTCCATGCCGTAAACGCAGCCGCGATACTATACACCGCCACTTTACTATTGAGAATAGCGACGGTCAAGCTTTCCATGAATTGGACTAGGGTGCTGTTCGCGATGGTGCTGAGAGCGGTAGCAATGCCGGGGACGAGCGTCCCAACAATGAATTTGCCGAGCTCGACGAAACTGTTGCGCACGTTGGTGATGTACGAGATGATTCCGGAGTCTTTGTCGAATCCGAAAATCGTCCCCGTGAAATCACCGGACAGAAGCAAATCTTTAAGATTCTTCAACGACGGAACGAGCGTCTTGTTAATCCATTCCCCCGCGGCGGCGGCAGCATCGCGCATACGGAAAAGAAAATCAACGAAGCTCGAGTCTTCCTCGAATGAGAAGATCGGGCCCGTGAAATCACCCTTGCGGATAACGCTGAAAGCATTCGTAATACTGGGGATGAACGAATTACTCACCCAGTTGAATACTTTCTCAAACCCTTTGCTCATGGCGTCAAGGGATGCAGTGATCCACGGGAGTGCTTTTTCGGCGATTTCCTGCGCCCCGGTCACAAGGGTCGCCTTGAAATTCCCCCAAGCACCCTCCAAGGTTTTGGTGGATGTAGCGGCCTCAATGGCCACGTCCTCCATACCGAGGTCAAGGATTGCCTGGTTGAATTCCTCGGCGGTGATCTCGCCTTTCTCCATGGCTTCCCGGAAATTGCCGGTGTAGGCACCATTCTTTTTCATGGCTTCCTGCAATTTACCGGACGCGCCAGGAATGGCGTCGGAAAGCTGATTCCAGTTCTCGGTGGTGAGCTTTCCGGCGCCCGCGGTCTGCGTCATAACAAGGCCGACCGTTTTGAACGTCTGCGCGTTCCCGCCTGCAACGGCGTTCAGGTTACCGGCGGCCTCGGCGAGCTTATCGTAGCCCTTTACACCGTTGGATGCAAGCTGGGCGGTAATTGACTGAATGTCGTCGAGCTCATAAATTGTGCGGTCCGCGTAGGAACGTGTGCTTTTTGTGAGCGCGTTGATTTCGTCCGCACTTTTACCGGCGAATGCGAGAGTTTGCTTGAATTTGATCGTGGCGTCAGCAGCATTGAATGCTTCCTTTGCGACGCCGCCGAACGCAACGGCGATGCCGCCGATGGCGAGTCCTCCGAGCGCGGCGCCGGCGACTTTGGCCACCGATTTGAACGCCCCACCAAGCCCGGACGTGATCTTTCTCTCGGCCGGCCCGGTGTCAACGTTGCCGATTTCGCTATTGATACTTCGGGCGAGGCCTCGCATGGACGGGCTGATCTGAATCCATGCGGTCCCGAGATCATATCCGGCCATTGATACCTCTCCGAAATCGTGTGTAGCGAAAATGGTTCACGCCAAGCAAACCGTTTTTCGTGTTTGTCTTGGCGTGAACCATTTTACACTATCCGATTAGAAACGCGACTCAGCTGCCGTATCGGGCAAGCCATTTCTCACCCTTAGCCTTCTGCGCCTTAGCGTGCTTGCTTGACACTTTGGGGTTACCGGTTTCCCGGTATCCTTCGGCCGGAGGTTTCGGCGCCTCAGGCCATTTATCTTTCTTGACGCCGTTGACGGCGAGCAATGTGGTCTGAATATTGTGTGCTGACATTATTGTGGCGGCGACTTCGTCGGACCAGTATCTGTCTCCGCCTCGCGCCCTATCGAATGTTGACCCTGGCGGCAGGCCGCCGATGAGCGCCATTACCCGCCGCGGGGTTATTCTGCCTCGATATAGATCAAGAAGATCTGTGTTGTAGTATCGTTGCAGATCGGCTTCTATCTCCCACCCATACTCGCGGAGTAGTGGTGGGAGAATTGTCAGTTTCCCGCGCCCACCTCGGACACGATTGACTGCATAAAGTCGGTCACCGCGTCGATCGGAACAAGACCGTTCTCGTCCTCCAACGCGGCGTAGACCTCGTCCTTGTGGTCGCCTACAATGAGGCGGAAAAGTGGGAACGGATTGCCGGCGTCGAGGGCCTCGAATGCGCGGAAGTCCTCCAGTGCCTCCGGGGGAATATCGAACTCGACCCCCTCGTAGTCCACGTGGATCGGGTCACGCGTGGCTTCTGCCTTGGCGAGCCTGTCAGCCGGCGCCTTAGCTCCGGCGGCCTTTGCTTTACTCTTCGTATCCTTGTCAGACATAATGGGTTGTCCTCAAAATTTGTTTTATAAGTGGGTGGGTTGTGTTTGTTTTGGATCTTCCCCGCTATTCCGCGACAACCCATCCGAAACACGAAATAGCGGGGAAGCATCATCCGTCAGGCGGGGAACAGGGCCTTGTGGTCGGAGTAGATAATGTAATCGCCCAGCACGGAGAGATTGTACTCGTAGCCGGTGATCTCAGCCTGCTGGAAAGTGATCTCACCGCGTTCGCCGAGCTCCAGACGCGGGAAAACAATACGAATCTGCGCGCCCACGCCAGACACGTCGAAGAAATCGGCGACACCGCAGAGGAGCTTGACCTTACGGGAGGACTTGGCGGTAATCTTCACGCCCTTGGTGGCGCCGCCGTCCTCGACCTTCTCACTGGTAGCGTCCAAATACCATGAAAGCGGGGCGAGCATGGTCTCCAGGAGAGTGGCGCTGAAAGTCGTCTCCGACGAGTCGAGGAATGTCTTGACGACGCCATGGCCCTGGTGTCCCTTGATCTTAGTGACGGAGTCGTCGGACGTGAGTTTGAAACCATCCTCACTGATCCACCCCACGTTGGTGAGACCGGTCACGCCGGAGAGGTCCTGGGTGAGCGACGTGACCTTCTCACCGAACTTTTCGACGTAGTCGCCCAGCCAGAGCGCGTCATTGTCGGACGAGAAAATGAGTGCATTGTCAGCGTTAACAGCCATTATTTTGTTTCACCTGTGTGCTGTAATTGTTAATGTTGCAGTCGCCCTCGCCTGAGACGTGTCCGGATCGGGCATTTCTATCGGATAGGATGATTGTACCATCACTATACCATCCTGATAGTTCGGCATAGTGTGCGCCACATTCACGGCCTCGCACGCGATTTTCATAGCCTCACCAGCCGACTGCGCGTAGGCGTCGATCGTCTCCAGCGCGGTGCAGAGTGCTTTCTTCGTGACGCCAGTCCCCCCCGTTGAGAGGACTCGAATGAATGCGGCGGGACGGTCCGGACTCTCGGGCCTGCGGGCCACGATCGGCACGCTCATGTGCGTGGACAGGAAGTCCATGAGTCGTTTCTTTATGTCCGGCACCGTGGGGGCGCGATCGTATGTTGGGCTCATTTCCCGCCCCCCATTGCGCGGCCGATCGCACGTTCCAACGTGTGCTCTCTCATCTGTCTACGCATCGCAGCAATGGTGCGCGCTCTGACGTATCCGCGGGTACGATTTCCATGCGTCGTCTCACCCTCGAACCCCTGCCCTGCAGCGTTGGCTACGCGCCCCGTCTCCAATGCTACTGTCCGGGCTACGTCGGGACCGCGCAGAAGATCAGCGACACCGTCACGGTTGAGCTGGAATTTTACTTTCGGCATTATTCGCTCACCTTGTCTTCGTTGGCGCGAACTTGCACAACCATCCCTTTAGGGTATGGTGAAGGGCGGCCCTCTACACGGTATTCTATGCCGTCCACAATGAGATGATCTTCGGCGGTCACGTCGATTGTAGTATTCCGCCAGTAAAGGGCGGCGGGCACTGTGACGGGCATTGCACCGGCACTGATCGGCTCAGTGGACGTGGCCGGCGCAAACACCGCGGGCGGCAGAGCAACGTTCTCCCACTGCCCCGGCACGGGGTTACCGTACTGGTCTTTCGATGCCGGCCCTCGCCTACGACGCGTGACAGGCACATATCCGGACAGCATTACGGTTCCTGCCCGCTGATCGCGTTAATGTCTTCGATCAGCTGATCAGTGACGGACTGCGCATCATAATCCTGTAGGAGGTCTACTTCGAACGCACCACCAGAGCCTCCGAGAGCGTCCTTTTCTTCGCGTTTCAGGTAGAGGCCGCCTTCAGGATTCTGATACGTAAACTGATCACTAAACGGGCCGGTCGTGTGCGATTCTGACGCGATAATCCCGTGAGGCTCAGAGTAGATTCCGCCGCCACTGTCCGTGACGCCGCCAATGGCGTCTCCGCCCTGCATTGCACGGCGCACTACAGCGCACGCCACTCGCTTTCGCGTACGAGGGGTAGCAGACTCCCAGCGGGGACATTTCGACACAATGAGGTCGGTTGCGTCAGCGAGGAGTACGTCGGCGCGAATACGCTCATTGTCGGAGAGCGCCCGCCACCGAGCTTCCAGGTCTTCGACCGTGGCGAACGGAATAATGTCGTCAGGAATCACTTGGCAGTCTTTCTAGGGCGGCCTCGCCCCCGACGAGGAGCGGGCGCTGGCGGGGCAGTACGAGGGGAGGAGGAGGTGGGCTCGTCTACCCCGCCAGCGTCATCATTCTCAGGGTCGATTTCAGTGTATTCGTCTCCGAGCGCCACATTGTGGTCGTCTGCGAGATGGACAACAATGTCGTGGTCTCGGTGCTTGTAAGATCGCATTTCCGGAATCGCCCCTGGGAAAAATTTGTTTTGAATGGGTTGTGTTTGTTTTCTTTACAGCAATTTTATCAAGCGCCGACCTTGGTCTTAATCGTCGCGAACTTATCCGGGAAAACGTACCAGGCGTACAGAATCTCGAGACGCAAAGCAATCTGGTTCCGACGCTTCAGGTCACCCTGACCGTCCGGGTCACCGAAACGAATGATCTCGAGCGGCAGGGACCGCTGAATTCCCCAGCGAATGCCGTCGACGAAGTCACCAACAATGCCCTCGACATTGGTGGCGGCGGTCGCCTCGGGCTTGCCGGCGACAGTGTTTCCAGCGGCGGCCGGAAGGCCCATGAAATTGTCAATGTCGACACCGAGGCCGATCTGCGGGTAACGCGGCGTACCCGAAGGAGAACCGTCAGCATTCTTGGTCTGGAGGCTACCGAGCGCCCAAACGGCGGACGGCGCGAGCGCAAGACCAGTCGGCGTAATAGGCGCGGCATTGTCGTTAATGAGCAGACCGGCGGCCTGGCGGATAGCCTGGTCCATCTCCGTAGTGCCGACCTCGACATTCTTGGTGGTGGAGGTCAGGTAGTTTGTCCACGCGTCGATAACGGCGCCGGTCAGCGGGTTAACGCGGTGGTAAAGGCCGAGGTCGAGGGCACGGGAAAGCGCCTCACTGCCCTTCTGGGCGAGCTGGTTGAGGACGTCCAGCTGATAGTCCTCATCGGCCCACTGGACCTCCTCGTTGAATCGCATAGTGACCTGAGCCTTGTGCGGCTTAGCGGTCACATAGCCGAACTCACCGGAGGTGGGAGCCTTCTCGGCGCCCTCGTCAACGAACTCAGCGCGCGGGAAATTATCGAAAGTGATAATGTCCACGTCGCCGAAAGTCATGGGGATTCCGCCGTTGAGCTTGGCGACGGTGGAAAGGGTCTGGGTGCGAGTAATGATCCCGTCGGCAATCTGCCGAGGCATGAGGACCTTCGCCTTGCCTGAATCAAACACGGCCATTATGGTTATTTCCGTTTCTTTCTAGTGTTTTACTTTTTAGAATAGCGGCTGGGATTATTTCAGTCGCCGGCGAAAACGTTCCGAGCGAATTCCGCAAGATTTCCGCCGTCATTGTCGGGCGTGGCTCCAGCCTGCGGAACAACGGGAGCAACGGACGGCTTAGCGTCGTGGAGTGCCTTGGCGATTGCGGCAGCATGAGCATTGATTTCATCCTCGGTTGTTCCTCGGATAAGATCGGCGCTGATGCCGTGTTCTGCGGCCGCGTTGGCGGACCATTCGCGGACTTTGGCGGCGGTTTCGAAGTCCGCAACCTTGGCTTTTAGGGCTTCGATTGTGGCGTCTTTGTCGCCGATTGCCTTGGCGAGTTCGTCTCGTTCGTTGGCGGCGCGCCTATTCTCTTTGGCGCGATTCTCCCATTTCCGGGACTCGCTCTTCCAGTCGATTTCAGGCTTACTAGCAGCAGTGTTGTCCCCATTCTTGGGGGCATTGTCGTCGTTAGTGGCGCTGGTGTCGGCCGGCGTGTCGCTTGCGGCGTTTTCGCTCATTGGGCGTTTCCTGTATTTTGACCGTGCGGTTATTGTGATATTTTCAGGCAACTATTTTGGGCTTTGCAGCCGTCCTTCAGTGACCTTTGCTTATGCATTGTAGCACAATCATTCAATTGGTCGGGTGCGCCATTCTGCGAGCTCCTCTTGGTGTGTGTCTATCCACGATGAGACAAGCTCGCGGTGGCGTTTGCGGCCTTTTTCAGTTTTGTGTCTTGCTGCGAGCGTGTATGCTTTTGCCGGCACTTCCCGAGAGGTCGGGTCCCATGCGGGGACCGCGACACATTTGCAATTGTCGTGCGCCCCGAATGATGCCGTCCCTTGTGACCGGTAGTAGCATTCGTTCATTGTGAGCATGACGCAGAAATTGCAGGCTCGTGGGTTGCGTGTTCGTCTTTCCCAGCCCATTGCTTCAGGGTCGGCCCATGTCATGTCCGCGATTTGCGAGCGGGCGCCGTCGCTGACGTATCGGATGAGCGCCCCGGTCAAATACGACAGAGCGATGTCTGGGGTTCCGGCGTACAGTGCTCCTGCACTGAATCTAACACTGTCGTCTATTTCGCCTTGTGGGGTGAGTGATGTTTGTACTGTGGGTGCGTCGCCGGGAATGTCTTGGTCGAGGCGCATGTCGCGGTACCATTCGTCGGCGATTGCGGCGGCCGCGCCCCCGTATTGGTCTACGAGGGCGGGCATGATTTCGAGCAGAAGATCGCGCGCGCGCTCAGGCCTTTGTCGTGCGGCGCGGGACCATAGTGTGTGTAAATCATTTTGGGCGAGTGTGGTGAGTGAGTCTATTGCTCGACCATATGCCCCGATTTCTGCGGTTGACAGCATAATAAGTGTTAGTTTATTGGTGTTTTGGTGCCGCCGGGCAGTTTAATGTTGCGCTTAACCCTGTTCCTTGTATTGGGCGCATTATTAACACCCAGGTTATTGCCGCTACCGTTATTGCCGTTATTGCCGGTATTGCGGTCGACATCGGCGGCATTACCGTCGCCGTTATTGTTGGCCGCGTCACTATTGTCACCGTTCTCGCCCTTCTCATCCACAGGGTTCTCGTTGTTCGTGGCGGCGAGAGCACGATCAAGCAACGACACCGCGTTCTTTTTACGATTCTCAGCGTTAATGTCTGCGAGATCGTCCTCGGTGAGTCCAGCACGCCGCATAAGAGTCTGCGACTCCTGCAACGACGGGAAAGCAGACACCATTTTAACCGCGAAATCGGCGGCAGACGACGGCGAGGAATAGCGGGCGGGCGTCCACTTCACTGAAGTCTTCCACGACTCGGCGGGCGGCTCGTCGAGCTTGTCTCTGACCATAATAATGTTCTGCAGCGTGCGCCGCAATGGGGCGGTGAAAATACGCCACTGATACTCGGCTTCGTCCGCGAGCGCCGCCTCAGCCGCCTGCATCGCCTCGGCCGAGGCGGGGTTCTCCGCAAATACTCCGATAGCGGACTGGGGGAGGTTTGTGGCTGCACACAGATTCTGTGCCAGTTGACGGTACATTTCCAGGTGGGGGCTCATGGTCATTTGTGAGAATTGCCCGACCGACGGAATGTCGCCGTTCTCGTTCGGCTCAAGCACCTGCACGCGGGCCATGATTGCGGACCACCTGTCTTGGCCGGCGAAATCTGCTCTTTCCGCGCCGAGCACGTACCGCTGCGGGGAGGAGAAGAATTCGGCGGACGTTTCCGCGCGGACCATCGTCCTCACCGCCGCATCCGTGAGATAGCGCACTTCACGGGTGATTCGTGAATGCCCCAACGGCCGATTCAGCTGCGGGTCGTAGCAGAGTGCTTCAACGAAAATGCGGTTGGGCGTATCTCCGAGCTTTTCGGCTTTCCAGCCGCCGCCGTTCTCTTTGGCGTCGATTCGCCAAATAGCGGTGGAAGTGTGCATGATGGCGCCGGCCGGCTGCCCGTATTTGTCGGTCTGATCGATTGTGAGGGCGGCTTCGATTATGCGACGCCTAGTGTCCCATAGTGCGGCGGACCATTCTGCGTCACGGGCCTGCACGACCACGGGCGGCTCGCCGATGGTCTCGTCCCCCCGCGTCACGGTTAGTAGTGAGAAAGAATGCTTGTACGCGGACGTTATTGCCTGCGCGAGATCAAGGTCGTAATTGTTTGCGGAGAGTATTTCGTTTGCTTCGAAAGCGTCGGGTGCCCCGTTTAGGGAGTAGCCCTCGAAAACGTGCCTCCTGGCGAGCATGGTGACGACTTTCTGAGGCCAACCCAACGCGGCTTTGGTGCGCGTCATTTGCGGCGGAATACTGATACCCAAATCCTGGAAAGCGCGGTGGCCATCATAGTAGACGGACAGCAGCTTGTTTTTGTTCGAGTGCTGCTGCCATTTCTGCCACAGTTGCAGGAATGTTGCCTGGTCTTCGTCGGGGAGTCCGGAAATGCGGGTCGGGGCCGGCGTAGCGTTAACCAATCGCCCGTCGTCAGGATAAATTTCAGTCATAGGAACAGTACTCCGCCGCCACGATCATTTCTATTATTGGCGTTTTCGATTTTATCATAAGGCCTGTAACGGGGCCGTCTTTTTGTTGTGCGTGCGGCCCACATTGCGAGCGTGCAGGCTTCTAGGCCGGCTACGGTGGCGCCGGGCGGGGCTTGTAGCGCCCATCCGCCTGACGTTCCGATCGGGCGCGGTGTCGCGGACGCGGCCTCAGTCCGCAATTGCATGTCGTCCAAGTGCGTGATCGTGTTTTCGCGTAGTGAGGCGTCTAGCATGCTGTAGGCGTCTATGATTTGCGTGATCGTGGGTGTGATGATGACTTGCGGGCGTACTCCGATCGAACGGAGTCTTTCGATTGTGTCGCCGGCACCGTATTTTCCGTCTACGATGATTTGCGCCCATCTGTCTTTTGTGTCCGCAATGTAGTCGATAATCCATTGTGTGCCTTCGTTCATGCGGCGGACGCCTTGGTGTGTGCAGAGTTCAACGTGTGTGGGCGTGTTTTGCTTGTGTCCTGCTCTGGCTAGGGCGCAGGTTGATCCGTCGGGTGCGAACCGAATGGCGGCGCACCATCGCATGCCACTGGGAGTGTTTTCGGGCCGTATTGTGGCCGTGTTCCAGGCGACGGGGTCGATTGCGAGCTTGTCGTTGGCGCGGTCCCATATTCCGAGGCCTTCACGTCGGAATGATTCTTCCCCGAGCTGCCGCCGCATTCTTAGAATGGCGGACTCGGGGGTGCGGCGAGGGTATGATGGGTTTGCTTTTTCCCATTGTTTTCTGTCGTCGCTGTTAGCGTCGTAGTCGGCGGCCAGTTCGAGGTAGAGGCCGTCTTTTATTTCGCCTTGTAGGGCGAGGTTGCGGAATTCACTGAAGGCTTCGGATGGGTCTTTTGGTTTTGGCGGTGTTCCGATTTTGATGATGAGCGGGTCGGGCGCCGTGTTTGTGGCGGGGATCATGTCGTCTAGTGCGGCTGCGCCGAGGATCTGGGCTTCGTCGAAGAGGATCATGTCTACGCCGTGGAATCCTCGTCCGAAGCCGCCTTCGCGGGCTCCGAAGAGAATGCGGGACCCGTTGTTGAAGAGGATGGCTTGCTGCCCGTTTGCTTGACGTATCTTCTGGACGTATGGGGCGATTTCGGGTATTTGTGTCGTTCCTTTCATGTCGTTGAATGTTTCGTCTGCGGTGCGTGTGCGGTGTGCGGTCCAGAGGACGAAGTAGTTGGGGTGGAGGGTGGCGAGTGCGAATGTGAGGCCGCCGATTGTGTATGTTTTGCCGACCTGTCTTGGGATGGATGCTTGGATTCCGTCGATGCTGGCGGCGTAGTGGCCGTCGTTTCGTTTTGCGAGGATTGCTTTGAGCCAGTCTTGTTGCCAAATGTCGAGGGGGTATTGCATTTCTTGGAGGCGGCGTTGGACTGGTGGCCAGGCGGTGTGTGTGATGTTTTCTGGGAGGGTGAGGTGGGCGGCGATTTCGGATAGGTGTTTTTCGCTCATTGTTTAGATGCCGTCCCAGGTTTGTGTTTCGTTTGGAATGTCGGTGGTGTGTGTGGTGGTGTTTTCGTTTTGTGTGGTGGCGAGTTGGTCTGTGATTTGTATGAGTTGTGCGGTGAGTTTTGTGAGTGCTGTGTCGCCTGTTCTGGGGTCGTCTATGACGGTGGCGATTTTGTGTGCGAGTGCTTGGCGGATGAGTGTGGGGTTGTTTGTGTTTGTGGCGTCTGTGATGGGGGTGGGGCTGTTGGGTTCGTATACGGTGATTGTGGTGTTTGTGTGGGTTGTCATGTCTTCTATTATATGTTGTGATATCGGTCATGTTTGGTGGGGTTTTCCACAGGGTTTTCCACAGGTTTGGGAGTTTTCCACATGACGACGGTCACATTGTGGTGTGGGTTACTGGAGTTATCCACAGGGTTTTCCACAAGCAGGGAGGGATGGGCAGACCTTCGGGGTGTTCGCGGCCGGATGGGGGGAGGGGGAGTGGCCCCCATCACATGGTTTGTGTGGTGTGCGTCTCGTTTCATTGCGTCCCTGTCTTGTTTTGTGATGTGGGTCCCACTTTAAGGGATCCCTTATGGCGTTGGGGCCCCCTTTGTGTTCGCCCAGTTTTGTTGCCATGGTTTTTTTGAACGCCATTGTTGTTTCACGCCTTTGAATGTTTTTGCGTGTTTTTGTAACATTTCTTTTGTTTTTATGTATTTTTATGCGTTTGTGTGTTTGTGCGTTGCGTGTTGCCTTGTGGCATGTGTTGGCACCATGCATGGTGCATGGTATTGGTGTGCATGTCATGCATCACATCATCGTCGTGTGTTCATCATCATGTTCATCATCATGTTCATCATTGATCATCATCATGTTCGTTGTTCATTGTTCATTGATCAATCATTGAACAATAATTGTTGATCATGTTGATCATGATTGTTCGTTAGTTGTGTGAACGTGAACGGTGTGAGAGTGGATGTGGATGGCGTCCGTCCTCCTCGGTGTGTCGTGTGGAATGGCGGTGGTGTGTGCTGCTGTCGGTCTGCTCAACCCAGTGTGTGTGGCCTGGCCTGTGCTCTACCTCCTCGGTGCGTGGTGAGTACTGCAGTTATGTCATGTCATGTTGTGTACTGTTCATTGCCGAGTGTGTGTGGGTGAGTGCGCGTCTGTGCTGTTCGTGTGGTGGGGCATCCTCTGTCTGCCCCCCTATCGTCGTGGTGGTGGGTGGGGCCATCGTGGATGGTGGGGTGGCGTGACGAGGCGGGGTGGCATGGTGGGTGAAGGGCGGGTGTGTTGCACTGACCTCCCGTCTGTACGTCAGTGTCCCCTCCTGCTTTGTATCGGCGCTCCCCTCATGTTCATTCGGTGGCCGTGTTGAAGGGCGGTGGTGGTGTGTGTTGTGGTGTCCCCGTCTTCGGATCGGGTCCTCCCATCTCATGTTGTGTCCGTTCCTCTTCTGCTCGTGTGTTGGTGTGTTTGTTGTGGGTGGGGAAGTGCGGTGGGGTGTGCTGCTTACAGTAATGGTGTTGGCGTAGTGGTGTGGTGTTGTGTTGTGGAATGGCGGCGGCGGGTGTTTGCTTCGTGTGAAGCTGTGTTCTACTTCTCTTCTCCCTGTCTTTGTGTTTGCTGTCACAGCATTGTTGATTTAGGGTGGTGTCTTTGTGGCAGGGTTGTGTCATTGTGGAATGGCGGTGTT